CAACTTCTTCGTGTTTTGCGTTTCGCCGTTGAAGTATTTTTCAGTCACTTGGGCAAAGGTCACGCCTCTGTTTTTTTTTACCTCTTCGACCTTTTCTATTGTGCCACCTTCTATTGCTTTGTTTAATTCTTTAGCTTTTTCACGCGCCATGCGTTGTGTTGTGCATTTTAAAGATTTAAATATTTGTTTACCTGTATTTTGATCTCTATAATATGCTCGCCAATATTTTTCTCGTTCACCATTACGTTTAAAATAAGTTACAACACCCTCGTGATATTTTTTTGCTGGAGGCATTGGTTTACTCCTTTTTTGCGGCATTATAGCGGCATTAAGAAATGCAAATTGTGTGAGTTCTTGTAGAAACATGTGGACACTAAGGTAATAAACTTTATACTGCTATACAAGCACAAAGTGCATAAGTCGTTGTTTTTGTTGTGTTAGTCAAATTACCCTTGTACGGACTTTTAATCAATTGGTCGCGCGTTCGATTCGCGCCGGGCTCACCATAAAAAACAACCACTTACGTTAATTCGTAGGTGGTTGTTTTGGTTTAGATATATGCTTGTGGCATTATAGCGGCATTAAGCGTGTCATTCTAACTGTATAGTGCGCTCGTCTATGAACCGTTGAATATCGGTGCGTTTGTAGCGAACTGAACTACCAATTTTAATAAATTTTAATTTTCCTGTTGCCCGTAATGCGTGAACATGACTCTTAGAAATAGATAACATTTCTGCCACTTCCGGCACGGTCAGCAATTTGAGTTGGTCTGTTTTATCTGTCATTCGCTTTTCTCCAATACGACGGTGCGATACCGGTCACTGAGTGCTACTCTTGGCCCGTATGCTAAATGGCCCTTTTTCTGCAAACGCTGTATCTGAGTGCTAACAGAAAACGTAGACTTGAGTCCAAGCTCTTCGCATATCTGCCTGATGGTCGGTGTGCGGTTATGTTCCTCCAAATGTCGCCGAATGACATCCAGCACCCGTTGTTGTGCCGGAGTCACTGGCGTGTTGTGCGTGTCTCTAAATTGTCGTTTATCCATTTCGACCCTCTTTTTCGTTTTGTCTTATTTGATTTATTTCTCTGTCGAGCCAATCCTGATAATTTCTGTGGCGATGACATGCCATCTTTAATGCCTCATATAGTTCTTTTTTTACTTCAATTAGGTCAGGTGTGGTGAGTGTGTTTTGTCGTCTATGCAAACGTCTCAGGATGCCAAACAATTTTTGCATTATGGGTCTGCTTATCATTGTTCACTCCATTCTAATTTTTCCAATACAGTTTCATAAAGGGTGCGAAGATTTATAGCCACAGATCCTATAAAAAGTGGCTTTGGTGTATCACTGCGACCAACGTCAACTTGAGGGCCGTAATCTGTGTAGGACGGCCATAGCATAAGGTGTCTATTATTAGTTTCCACGTTGTCCAAGAATTGATTGATTTCGTAGATCATGTCTTTTTGCAGTGTTGAAATTTTCTTTTGGTTTACGCCCATGATCTGTAGATGCCACGCGGTATAGGCTTGGACAATATTTGTTATGCTAAACCGTCTGGCCGTGCCGATACCAGGACGTGGTTTCGCCAGATTCACGATGCCTAATTCTGCGTATTGCTTTAAAGCGCGTAACGGTATCTCGAATCGCTCCGACACTTCTCTCGCGGTCAAGATAGGTAGGTTATAGTTCATTTTATTCGGCATAGTAGATTGCTGTTTCTTTGGCGAGTTTATCGTTGATTTCTTCGTGCAGCTTTTTTAAATCCATCAAAATGGAAGCCGGGTAAGTAAGTGTTGTGCCAGTGTGCCACATGACTTTGACTTCCATTTCGTCGTTAAGCCAGATTGAGGTGTAGCGTGGTGCAGTTTTAGGTTCATCAAGATACCGGGCGATACCGTAATTCAAATGCTCTGCTTTCCGTGATAGCTTTTTTGGAGCTACGCCAAGCGTTTGTAAATTCCACGCAAGTTTGGTCTGCAAGAGATTCGCTATGCTGTATCGTCTGGAGTTGCCCGTGCCTGGTCGCTGGTCGTGGTGATCGACGATCTGCAATTCGGCAAAGGCAGTTAAAGGTCGGCGCGGTATGCCAAACATTTGTGAAACTTGTTTTGTACTGAATATGGGTAGGTTGTGCATGGTTTACTCCATCCTGTAGACTTCGATGTCGATTTCCAAACCCCAATCGTGGACGGTGATCTCTTTGACCTCAAAATCATTACCCGTTTCACGATCAAAGACTTGTATCGTTTTGGGTGGGTTGTCTTTTAGTTTTGCCATCTGCTCGTCGGTCAAGTCTTTGCTCATTTTACAATCCTATTGGCTGTTCGTAGTCTTGGTGTCGCTTGTATCTTTTGTAGATCGCAATGGCTGTAACGAGGAGAGCCAGTGCCGGTATACATCTCTTGGCATATCGACCCATCCAGACTCTGGACTTGTTTGATGGCATACGGTTATTTCCTCCACGTTGAAATCCATGAGGACGATGTAGAATGGAACGCCTAATGCTTTGGCTACATGTCTCAATTTCTTGCCGGAAAATTCATACCATAGGCGATGCGCTACGCGGTCTTTCACCTTTTGGTCGATAGTCGGATTAGTGGTCAACTCCAGCACCGCAACAGGGTAGTCTCCGCGCCACTCGATCTGGTCTACATCATGCACACCAGATACATTCCACTGGTATCGCCATGACTTATACGGAGCAGCTTTGTCTGCCCAACCGTGTTTGCGTGGTTTCATAGTTCACCCGTCAAATCATTTTGCTTTGCACGGACAACAATTCGTTTGCGGTGATTACCATCTCGTCCGTCTGCCACCCACACCACATTTTCTTGTCGTGGTTGTATCTCAGGCCCACTTCCGTAAGCCGCTGCTGCACCGCGTGTGACAATTTCAGCGGTGCCGGGCCGGGTGTCTCGTAGCGTCGTGCCGGAATCGGTTTGTTCTCTTCTCGCCACTGGTGATGAATGCTCTGGCGCTCCAGCCACTTGACCTCTTGTTCGATCAATTCGGTTATTGCTTTCATCAGCAAAGGTGAATTCCATGTCGCCCCATCCAGCAATTCGGAAAGAATTACGCAAGCCAGCCTGATAGTCTCGTTGCTCACGTTCCGGGCTGGAGGCGTAGTCAACTCCTTTTCGTCCAGCAAATCTTGTAGGGTTATTCTCGCGTGTTCGATAAGACTCAATACGGGCCTTCGTGTTTCTGTGTCTTGTCCTGGCATTTTCGATCATCTGGGTGAGGGCGTTGCCGGTGAGATTAAGGGTATGACCTTCGATGGTAAAAACGGTAAACACGCCTGGTTTACGGGGTGGCATGGTAGCTACCAGCGCACGTTTATTTTCGGGTAGCGCGGCCCATGTGTATCCGTATTCCAGATCTTTACCGATTGCCATCTTTGCACCGTCCGACAGTGGAAACTTTCTAAGGACGTGTCTGGCTCGTTCTAGTGTTGTTGCTGTAAATTCCTTCATTATTTCTCCAATTTGAATTAGACGGGGTAGGCCGAAGAGGAGGACGGCCCACCCCTGAGTCACTAAACGCAGCCGGTATCTCCGGGCCCCATGCGCTTGCGTGACATTTCCAAGTTTTCTATCCACCATTCAATGATTTGTATGACATTTGTTTCTTCTGATAAAAGCACCGGGCTACCGAAACGCATTATGATGGCGCACGGTTGCCGGTCGGGTTCCGCAGACGGCACCACATCCACGATCTGATCTGCGTGAATGTTGTGTAGGTAGCCATCTGTTTTTTCAACCAGCAGTTGTTTGCTCATAATCCATCCGGCTCTGGCATTAGTTCGACCTCGATTCGTGGGTCATCTTTGTCCACGTCAAACCGATCTACAAAACCGATGATCCATTTCTGCGAGTCATCGGGTAAGACCTTTGCCTCGACCAATCCGTCCAAAATGTATTTTGCTGCTATGCGTATACCGTCCGGATCAGCACGTCTGTTTTTTGAGTAATATTCTGACCTGACCCATACCGGTTGCGTGATCGGCGTGAGCTTCTGGGCCAACGCCTCCACGCGCACCATCTGAGTCCAACGCTTTTTCTCTTTACTGTAATAGCTCCAATGCTTTTTTGTCGCAGCTATCACCGTATTGAGATTGGGCATGGCTCCTCTGATGACAAGTTTAGAACGGCAAATCATCCGGATCACCGATTAGGTAATTCACGTCAAACGCTTTGCAACTCTGGATGAACATGGACGTAGCCATCGGCCCTACCAGTTCCGGTGTAGGCTCCAAGTTGTTCGCCTTGCAGTTAGTAATCGCAGAGGCAATACAACGGCGCATCATTAAAACGATGCCGTCGTATTTCCATTGCGCGTGTTCTTCAGTGTTTGGTTCTGGTCGATGCCTTGCTATCATTTCAACCGCAAACCTTACGCTACCGTCTGTGCTTTTGCTGGCCGTGACCTGGATCGTATCGCCTTGTGCAATCGACATTGGCTGTAGCTCTTTTAGGATTGCAGAGTGGGCGTCCGTCTTGAACTTGGCTTGCGTGGTGCCGGCTTGCACGGTGTAGGGCCAAATGGCGCAATCTATAATCGTGAGAGCGGTAGGCGTATCAGGCCGAAAACCAACTTCAGGAAGGCTCATAGATCGCCCCCTAACAGATCAGCTTGTTCTTCTTTGGGTTGCTCACCATATAACGCCTCAGCCGCTTTCTCAGCGCTTGCTTTGGCATCCTCAGAGGCTAAAAATGTATCTACGGTATTGGGTGCAGCCGTGCAGGTGACCGTCCAGACTGGCGCCCATTTTTGTGTGCCGTCACGCCCGGTGAACTCCTCGCGATCACATTGGATGTGTATTGTGGAGCCACGATGTCCACCGGCATTCTGTATCGCCTCGTGTTGACGAGGATTACAAAACATGGTGTGGGTCACGCCTTGATGGTCGACGCTGTAGATATAATACGCCCCGTATTTGCCATCCTTTTCAAGCGGCGTATCGTAATTGAGAACGAGGTCGTGCGCCGTACCGTCAGGCAAAATAGTGGTCGGGTCACCGCGGTTGTCTTTGCCTTTGGTGATCTCGACAACTTTACTATCAAAAATAATTTTAGGTGGAAAGGTGCGAATCTCTGTCATTTCAGCACCTCAAAAACGAAAGGCACAATCAGAAACGCGATGACGTAAATTGAAGAGAGGGTGAGGGCGAGTGTGTAGCCGTGCAGTTTTAACCACTTGACTATTGCACAGCCGTTCAGCATATTTGACAACATACTTTCCTACTTTCTTTTGCGAGATGGTGGATGGTTACTGGCCTACACGGTGTTACAGCACCGCGTGGGCTTTTTTTTATCTTAGGTTATTATCGTGTCTATATATTTGAGTGTCCGGGTTTTAATTTTTACTGGCGCTCCGTCTGAAATCTCACACACCGGATGCAACATGTGCCAACTATCAATAATTGCTGTAGTCCTTACGTGCGCTGATGCGTTTAGGCCGACGGCAACCGGATCTTTGCTGGCGTGATTGTCTACAATGTCCAGAAACACGTTAACTTGATCCGCACTAAGCCATGCGCTTTTCACCGACAAAACCATTTTTTTTGATTTTAAGTTTTTATTGGATTGCAGCTCTTCTGCGAGGGTGCAACCTACGCGATTAGGACTGCCAAGTGGCTGGTCGCCATACACCAGCGTGTAATCGTCGGCAAAATATTTATTGATTGTTTTCATTGTCTCCGGGCCATCGTACAAATTGCTATAAATGTCAAAAATCGCCGTGTCTATTTTTTTGACACTTGTCAATGATTTCCGATCCAAGCTAGCCTCTATCAGCGTTGCTGGATGCACACCAAACCCATCGGCGAGTGCTTGCAGGGTATGCAGTGTGGGCGAGACTTCGCCGGCTAAAATTCTCTGGATTGACGTTTTTGACAATTTGGATTTAGCCGAAAGCGTAGCCTGAGACATTGACGTTCGGGCCAGTAAAATCGGTATGTTTTTCTGCACTGCTTTGCTCACGTCCATAATCAGATCCTCCGTTGGGGGTGATTATTATAGCACTGCACAACCAATAGTGCAAATTAGAAACAAACCCATATATGTGTTCATTTTGCTAATCAAAAGCAGTGCAGAATATGACGACTATGTAATCAAAACGCTATGTATATAGGGGTATTGTTATTCAGAGGTGAACAAATGACCAACTTAATGGGTGCGAAAATGAACCCATATTGTTGTTTGTTGGTTGCAAAAAAGTTTGACAAAAAGAATTGCCAATTGGCAAATGTATAGCGAAACATAAATAATGGTCTTCTATGATATACAAAAAAAACAGCCGCCAACCGGACGACCCGATCAGCGACTGCTATCACACTCACCTTGACCAAATGGCTTTAGGCTCGTGTGTAATAATCAAAGTAATCACTTAAAGGTTTGCAAGCAGCAATCAATTCAACATAACGCACCAATGTTTCTTTTGGGGGGCCGTTATCTGTTTCAATTCGCGCTAAAGACGGTTGGGTAATCGCAATCAAATCGGCAAACTGTTGTTGCGTCAACCCCATACTTTCACGCACTTGCTTAATGCGTTTACCCGGCGTTAAATCCTCACTCATTGTTGCCTCCGGTTCTGATGTAATCGGTTGCATTGTCGTCTAATGAATCTCGATCCTGATAGTATCGCAAGGTTGTCTTCAGATCCGCATGGCGTAGATGTCCTTGAACTTTCTGTGGTTGCGCCCCACCTTCAAACGCTAACGTGCAACACGTATGCCGAAACGAGTGCGCGGATATGTCAATGCCTACCTGTTTACCATACCCTTTAACAATGTCTGTTACGGTAGCAGGGCGCATGGATTGGCCGTAGTTGAGCGTGGACAGCGAAACGAATACGTAATCAAATTGATCCTGATACGCATCAGTTAGGGCTTGCAGGGCTTTAACGATCACGGGTGATAGTTTGACGTGTTGCTCCATACCCGACTTGGTATTAGGTAAAACCGCAATCAAATGCGAACCCTCTTCGCGTATATCTGACCAGCGCAATCTCGTCGCCTCAGCGCGACGTAATCCGGCATACAACAGCACCAACATCAATGCGTAATCACGTTTGGCCATCAGCTCGTTTGTGTTCGATTGAGCCAATCTAAGCATAGCATTGATATGTTTAGTTGCAATCGCTTTGCCTACTGAACTATCCGACACTTTCATGTTACGCACCAGTGCCGGATCTGCCGGATTCTTTTTGCAAATGCCTTTGGCAACCATGCGCCTGAAGAAACCGCGTAAACTGGTTAGCTTACGATTGATCGTTGTATTCTTTGCATCATTTGCAATCAAATCGTTACGAAACTCCTCGATGTCTTCCACAGCTACCCCGGTGACTTGATCCACCGTCACCAGTGTCGTGCCAAAAAAAGCAATCAAATCGGCACGATACGCTTGCCGGGTAGATGGGGCCAGTTGCGACTCCAAGAACGGCGCAAGCAAATCTGCTGATGGGTGAGGCAATACAGCAATGTTAGTCATGGCTGGCCTCGCTCATTTTTTTCGATCTTTTTATAGTGTTCTTTTACTGGAAACGAAAATACGAATTTATTCGGCTCTTTTTTTCCTGGTATCTCAACTGCATCGTGGTCAATATACTTTTCCAATTCATCTAACGCCTGATCGAGAGTCTTGCCTTCAGCTACCCACTCGCTTAACGATTCCGGACTGCACTCATACAGATAATCAAAATGACTTTCTGCAATTTGATTATACTCAGAATAAATATCCGCATCTTTGTAGGTATCATAATCCAAGCAGCCGTCTTTATCGCGCTCAATTTCTACTAAATCAACGCTATCCGCACTTAAGCGTTCAAACGTCTGATACGATTCATTTCGCTCTTCGTCGAAATCTATGTAGGGTGTAAAATCAACAATGAGGCCGTCAGGGTCGCCAAACGGCGTGTTGTAATTGTTGTATAATATTCCAAACTTGTCGCCAGATTTAACGGGCATAATTTCAGCCGTTACCTGGCGACTGATAATGTCGCTGTAGCGTTCGCGTTGTTTTTCCGACATTTGGTCAATCATGGCTACACCGTCGCCTTTTCCGCACGATACTCGTCTACACGGTCGCGCCAGTAATCCAACAGGCCAATTATTGTGGTAGTCTCCGTATCGTGATGAACATGCCGATTGCCTTCGTCGTCTTCTTGCTTGAGGTCGCCATCACCAAACCACTCACGCAGTTTGTTGTCTGTGTCGTCAAGCAATCCTCCAAAAAAATCATCAATAGATTGCCCACCAATCCAATCATCAGCTACAACCCAATCGTATGCTTGCGCCACACCGCCGTTATAATCCAGACTATCGTAATAATCGAACACTCTGCCTATATCAGTAGACGCTTTTTGCATTGTGGAACCATTCGCAATTTCTGTGATTTGCTCTGGTGTAACCTGATTGGATTCCAATGCGTTTTTAATCGTATCTAAGCCATCTTGTATCTGTTCGCGTGTCCTATTAACTTCAATCGGCCATTGGACAACCTCGCCATCTCTCACGTCTGCCAACACGCTATCATCTTCGCTATAATCCGCGTGGAGTGTCTGTAACTCTGGATCATATTGGATATAGGCACGTTTCACGCCCGGCACGTATAATGAGTGCGCGTAATCGTTATCGGGTAGTGATGTTGTGATTGATTTAGTCATTGTTACACCTCTTCCTGATATTCGTTGTGAAACAATCCGAACTCCATGCCGTTGCTATCGTTTAATCGCCAAATCATACCATTTGGTCGCAAATTTTCCGATATCTTGTTTAGATGACCAATCAGATTGAATATCATTTCCTGGACTAATGCTGCATCAATTTCTTCGCCAGATTCGACCCAATCTTGCAGTTGCCGACACGCCTTATCGCTCACTGCATCAGCCTCAACGTAATCGCTACACAGACTAAGCACCTTATCCAACACAGCCAGTTCGCCCTCGTCGAGTGATATGTGGCTGCCTAAATGATGTTTGTAATTTGTCATGGCTACACCTCTTCCTTGTTTTCGCGATGTAGATTAATGGCACCCCTGCTATTCGCGTCCATATTTGGTATTAGCAAATCCTCAAGGTAATCAATCCAATCCTCAAAAAAATCGTCTCCGATCTTATCGGCATATCCGTTTGGCGTGAATTCTATAGTCTCCACATTATCTATCTGTGGGCCATGATACGTCGCAATTAGCACATCAACACCGTAATATTTCATCGTGCCACGTATTTCTTCAGCGATCGTCTCATCAATCTGTTGCGTCACGTTCATCGATGGTCTTAGTCGATGTTGTTCAAGTGTGGGTAGGGTGTTGTGTACAAGCTCAAAGTTTTTAGCCATTGTTACACCTCTTCCTTTCCGGGTAGCGTTCGCGTGTGTTGCCATCTAATCTCATCCGTCCGATATAGATTAATTTGGCCGATGTCGCTCTCATCTTCATTTGCGTTTTCGCCCAGTCCAAAACTTTGCAACACAACTTCCTCTACAAATACAATCCAATCCTCATAAAAGTCGCCATTGTTTTCACTAAATCCATTTGGCGTATAATCAATGTCTTCGACGTTGTATACGGTTTTTCCGCGATACTCACACTGAAACATATCGATGCCGAAAAATTCCATTTTGGCGCGTATTTTTGCTTTTGTTGGCTCGTTAATCTCTTTGGTGATATTCATTGTGATACTCTCCATTTTTTGAACTGTTAAAATTATAGTAAAAAGTGTGGGATTCCTAAAATTATTTGAGATGACCACGATAGCGTCCAGTGTCGTCGTAGGCAATCACGACATAATACCGGCTACCGGGTTTAATGGGGTGAGCGACATACGTGGAATCAGTTTGTTGATCGGTTGCCATCAATTCGGCAATCAGCCGATCCGCATCCGTGCGACTGCGATGGGGTAGTGATTGTGCTACTGGTGTAACTTTCATACTGGCCTCCATTGGGCTTAGAGTGTGATATTTGTATTATACCATAATCGTATTAAGTTGTCAAGCGCAATCAATCAAGGCCAGTAATCTAATCACAATCCAATCTTACTGGACGCAATCATAATCCAATGCAATCCAATCGCAATCGGTTTTAATCCAATCCAATCCTAATCGGATCTTGTTGGCATCAATCTGTTTATATGTAATTGTTTTGAATATTTGGATTTATGCCGAATAGTTGACAAACAATATTAATATGTCGGCATTGTTGCTGCTTGTTGTTGTTTGGTTTCGTTGGTGTTGTGGTGTCCAAGTTTTGGCGAATAGATCAACAAGAAAAAAACAAAGTTATATACATTATAAAGTTTTTCTTGCTTTTATATTATTACGGTATTAAGTTACCTACATCACACTTACTTAATGGAGGCCTAACAATGGCTATTATTGATACGTATCACGAAGCGCAATTTGTTGACGAGTTCAGGAAAATAAGAGAGAACGATTTCTCTTTTGATGGACTAAAAACATTGTTTCAATGTCTTGGCGATTTGTCTGAAGATTGTGGCGAAAATATAGAGTTTGATCCTATCGGTTTTTGTTGTGAATTTTTGGAGTATAACTTGGAAGAATTCAACAAAGATTACGACGAAGAATATGCAAGCATTGACGAACTACAAGAAAACGAAGAGCGCGTCATAGCTCGTTTTACTTGTCGTGACTGTACTACTGGCGAATGGATCGAAGAAGAGAAAGTTTTGGTTCACAATGGATAAAACAAAAGTCGAGTTATATATCGGAGCATGGATTGACAACAGTCATGGTGTATATACACAAGACTCGATCAGTGAAAAGATGAGACAAATTGCGCTACAATTTGGAGTGCCTAAAAACAAACTTCCGACAATGGGCGCAACTTTTTTGCCTATGAAAGACTTTTCATACGAGCTAAGTTTCTATGAGTACCACGACGAGCTACAAAGAGAATTGGAAGACTTGTTGAACGAATACTGCACAACAGACAGACCACGTTGGGCAATAATGGACAACGGGTGGAAGCTCAAAATATCTGAAGCCTTGTCGACTTGTTGGGCTTGGCATGATAACGCTTTTGGCCTATGGTATACTTCGACAATTAACGAAGAAGAGCTCGCGTAGCAAAGTCACAGAGTCACAAAGTTTAGGCCCGTTGAGCATTGCGCTTGATGGGCCTATTTTTGTGCATTGTCGGCATTGTTACCGGGTAACGCTTGCGACATATTGCGACATATTGGACGCTTGTTGCCGGGTAACGCTTGGCCGATCCTGATCGAGTGTTGATCGAGCCTTGCTTGCTTGACCGATCCTTGATACTTGAAACCACAATCCAATGCAACCCAATCAATCAAACTCAACGCGTTCATAATAGCGACCACAATGCGACAACGTGCCAATACTACGCTTGCCTATAGTCTTACCGGGTTAGACGCTAACCGGCCATAACTGGCAATATAGGCGGTTGGTTTTTGTGTGGTTTTTGTCTTGGTTTGCGTGTGCGTCTCTGTGTTCGTTTTGGGTTGTGGCCAGTGGTCAAGGTGAAGCGACAAGGGGCGCCGTCAAAAGCGAACGAACCCGTATATACCCGCCCATATGCGTGTCCATCTCAGCACCAAGTTGTGACCATCCGTGACGCGGTGACCGTGCCCGAAAGGGTGACGTTGGACGTGGTTAGCTTGTATCGTGGGCGAATGTGGTTGAGGGGTGTACACTGGGTACACTGGGTACACTGTGTCACCGTGTTATCGGGTGATTGGGTGCAATGTGACACTTTATGTTTTTGCTATGGGTGGTTGGGTGGTGGGGTACACGTTTCTCAGGATTGAGTACATGGGGTACATGGGGTACACCGTGTACACTGTGTACCCGGTGACGTTTGACGTGTTTAACCGGTTTGCCCCCCCTTACCCCCCCAACAGTAACTTTGCGGAAATCGTTTGTCAAATTGTTTTTTTACTCTGTGAAATTTTTTTAAAAAAAGTGCATGTACTGCACAAGCGTATCTCTTGTGTGGTCGCCACTTAGGTATTTTTGGCCTATGCAAAGAGACTTCCATCAGGCCGAATGGCCTTCAGGCCGCTGGCCGAATTTCTCGTTTGACGAGATGAAGTGTTCGGCAACGGGGGTGTGTCGGGTGGATGAGGGGTTGATGGATAAGTTGCAAAAGCTGCGAGAGGCGGTGGGTAAGCCGTTGGTGATTACGTCGGGGTATCGTTCGCCGGATCATCCGATTGAAGCAGCGAAGTTGGCAGACGGTAAGCCGACCGGTTCGCATACCAGCGGCAAGGCGGTGGATGTGGCGTGTGAGAGGGTGTTTGCTTTCCAGGTGTTGTTTGCAGCGGTGAAGCTGGGGTTTACGGGGTTAGGGGTGCAGCAGTCCGGAGCGAAGAGGTTTTTGCATCTGGACATTATCGGGCCGGGTGACGGGTTTCACGTACCGCGTCCGGCACTGTGGAGTTATTGATGGCGGTGATGGAAGAAGTTGAGGGTGCGATTGTCTTGGATGGTTTGGATGCGGCGATTATGGGGGTGTGCAGTCGTTTTGGTGAAGACAGTGTGGTGGCTTACGACTACGACAAGGTGATTGAGGTGCTGATGGAGCGCGACGGCATGGAGCATGGTGAAGCAATAGAGTTTTTTGATTTTAATATCGGCGGTTTATACGCTGGCCCGCGAAATCCAGTGTTTATTCGCAAATGTTCGACGCTTGAGGAAGAATGATGGCGTTAAGCGAACTACAGCAGCAGGCAGTGCAACTGATCGTGTTGGATCGGTGGACTCCGGACAAATGCGGAGAGAAAGTAGCGCGAACACTGGATGTGAATCGCTCTACGGTGGCGGCATGGCGCAAGAAGCCGGAGTTCAAGGAAGCACTGCAAGAGGCGCTGGAGCGAGATCGCAAGAATTTTGACGAGGTGCCGTTAGCCTGGCGCAAGAATCGGGTGCTGGCACTGGAAGAGATTTACAACAAGATACCCGAGAAGCGCGTGGCGCTGAAGTTGAAGGTGTTGAAAGAGATTCGTGAAGAAGTGGGCGATAACCGTCTACAGGTTGAGCATACGGTGGAAGTCAAGCCGTTGAACGCACCGCCGGTCGCGGAAAGTTACGAGGAATGGCTGAAACAGAACGAGCAGATGGTCGAAGCGCAGTTCACTGTTGAGGAAACAGTCGGATGATACTGGAAGAGCAGACATACAGGCCGAAAATCTACCCTACGGACTCTCGATCTGACAAGATTGTGGAAAACTGGGGTAGTTTACACCGCGAAAACAAGAGTTGGAAATATGTTCCGGTGGAAAAGCCGAAAAAGCTGAAGGTTAAGGCCAAATGAACTGGCAACCGCAAGCCGGCCCACAGGAAAAGGCGATACGCGCCAACTTTGTCGATGAAATATTCTACGGAGGCGGTAGAGGCGGCGGTAAGTCGTGGACGTTGTGCTACATGTTCCTGATGGGCGTGGAGAAATACGGTGAACACTGGAAGGGCGTGTTGTTTCGGCGTACGTATCCAGAACTGGACGAAATTATAGACCAAACGCGCAAAATGTATCGTGATTTTTACCCGGATGCAGAATACAAGGTCGGAACGCATCAGTGGCAGTTTCCAAACGGAGCTACGCTGAAGCTCAGACACATAGAAAACGAGGCCGATGCAGATCACTATCAGGGTATGGCTTTTACGTTTGTGGCTTTTGACGAGTTAGGAAGCTGGAGCGATTTAAAAGCGTATCACAAGATCAAGGCGACTTTACGTTCGGGCAGTGCTGATGTTCCGGACAAGAAGATTGTTAGTTCCGGCAATCCGGGTGGGCCAAACCACCAGAATATCAAGAAATACTTTATCGACCCTGCACCGGAAGGCACGGTGATCGAGGGCGAAGACGGCATGAGCCGTATGTATATCCGTAGTTTGGTAACGGATAACAAGATTTTGTTAGACCGCGATCCGCACTACATCAACCGTTTGAAAAGTGTGGGCGATGAGCATCTGGTCAAAGCATGGCTGGAAGGCGATTGGGATGCGTTTGTCGGCCAATATTTCACGAATTGGAACGAAAAGAAGATTACGGTCAACAGTTACGAAATACCTGACCATTGGCCGTTGTTTGGCGCTATGGATTACGGTGAAGCGGCACCTACTTCTTTTGGCCTATACACGGTGGACTACGATGGCAACGTCTATCGCATCGCAGAGTATTACCAAGACAACGCCAGTGCATCACAGCATGCAGACAATATTTGCAAGATGATCGAGAGTTGTCCTTTTACAGAGGGCCGCTACCCACAGACCATCTATTGCGATCCTTCTATGTTTACCAAGCGCCGGTTGTCGGCTGCTATTTCTCATTCGCCGGCAGATGTGTTTGCAGAGCATGGATTATTTCTAACCAGAGCATCCAACGACCGTATCACCGGATGGCGCGTGATTAACGATGCGTTGATTAAGGAACGCTTTTTCTGCTTTAACGGTTGGAACGATGCACTGATGCGAACCATGCCGGCGTTGCCACGCAGCAACAAAAATCCGGAAGATCTGGACACCCACGCAGAAGACCATGCAGCGGATGAATTGCGGTATGCGATGATGCACGTATACAGACCGCACAAGCCGGAAGATGAACAGCCGTATGAAGGCACCGGACAAGAAGTCATCGACATGATGGAACAAGGCTGGGGTACGCGCAAAGGGCGTTACGCACTGGCATAACAGGAGAAAATGCTATGAAGGGTTTTAACGGAACACCAACGACGACAAAAGAAAACCGTAGTAAAAAAGGCACTCGCGTCAAAGCGAAACCAGCAGGGTCGGACAACTTGAAGAAGGTCGGCAAAGGCAAATAGTTTGAAGCAAAAACAAATAGATTACTGGCGTGGAGCCATTGAGGACGGTCGAAAGTACATGAAGACGCGCCACAAGACGTGGCGTAGGCTTTTGAAAACGTACGAACTCGACTTCGATGTGCCTGGTTTGGACGAGGATAAGATTGTCAAGATCAGTCGCATGTATCCGTTGGCTCGTCAAATCATCGCCAGTGTCTCTTTTAACTATCCGCATGTGTTCTTCAAGGTCGAGGAACCAGGGCGTGAGTTTGCTGCGGAGATACTGGAGCGTGTAGCCAACGCTGCATTAGAGCAGATGGACGCTAAACGCGAAGTGCAACAGGTCATCTTTGATGCGTTGTTCTGTTCGGTTGGCTGGCTGAAGTTTGGCTACAACCCACCGGGCGACGACGACATTGTTGCACCGTATACGATTAACGATGCTCAGGAAAACGACTTTCCATACGTGCATCGCGTGTCGCCGTTTAACGTCTACGTCGATCCGTTATGCCCTCCACATAAACTTTCCGGCGCACGATACATCATCGAGAAGATGATGGTGCCGTTAGAGTTTGTAAAAGAGGATGACCGGTTTGTCAACCGCCGTCAGATTGAGGCGATGTCCGATGAAGATCAGGCCGACGCTTTTATTTATGACATGCAAGATGCTGAACATTCAGACGAGTATGACGCGGTGCAGCATTCCAAGCAGGGTCAGATGGTTTGTCTGTACGAAGTCCATGACCGTTTGCATAAAAAGCGCATCACATTTGCCGAAGGAGTCACCGATCCGATTGAGGAAGTCGATCATCCGTTTTTAGCGATGAACCCGATCACCGAAACCGATCCGTTTACGGGTGAAGAACGTATGACCGGTGAGTTTGAACCGGCTGGCGGATACCTAATGGACGGCGGCTTTCCATATCATGCACTGCGGTTTGACCAGACGGAACGCTCGTTTTACGGCGAACCGCCAATGGCGTATGTCGAGGATACCCAGTCACTTATCGTTGAGTCGGTGTCACGTAGAGCCGACCTGTTAAAAAGATTCCAGCGTGTGGTCTTAGCCTCGCGCCGTGAACGCGAAGCCAACCAAGACATCGGCGACACGTTAGAGGGTGGTCGTGACGGTGAGATCATTTGGGTGGAAGACCCGAGCACCTCGATGCGCGAGATGAATTTTGGCAACCCTCCACCAGATCAGTTGGGTTTGGAAGCGGATGCCCAAAGTTATGAAGAGCAAAGTCTGAACGTATCGCAGATGGCGATGGGCGGTGGGCCGAAGGTCACAGCCACGCAAGCCAGCTTGTCTGCAAGTTTTGCCCAAGTTAACCGCGAGTGGATGCAGTTACGCGTAGCCGATTGCTACCGTGCTGTTGTTCGCAACTCGCTGCGTATGATGGCCGATGAAAGATATTTGCCCGATGACTTTTTAGTCAACGTAGCCAGAGATACCGAAGATCCGGTATACGAGGCGGTGACCGCTGATCTTCTACGCATCCGTTACAAGATCGACATCGAAGCCGGTAGTATGCAGCCGTTGACCGAACAGTTGGAACGTCAGGATGCACTACAGCTTTTCAACATGACGATCAACTTGCCGGAGATAAACCGCATCGAAGCGATCAAGGGCTTACTGGCCTCGTTCCGTGTGCAAGATCCTGACAAGTATTTAGGTGATGCAGAAGACGGCGACACGTTAAAAGCGGCACAACTGGAAAACGTAGCCTACCTGATTAACGGAGGCGATCCAGGTGTCACGCCAAACGAGAATCACCAGATGCACATACAGATCCACCAACAGATACAACAGTTGCCACAGTTCCAGCAACTACTTCCACAACAACAGCA